GTGACACCCTTTGTCATATCTACGACTGGTTGGGGCTGCATAATGCTAGTGCCAATCGAATGGTCTCTAGAGCGCGAAGGGTGTTGCCAGAAAGCGTTTGACGGTTCGTGCGAGCGGCTGTGCGCACAGTGTGTGTCGGCGACACCAAGGGGGAGCTTGGTGATCATGCAGCCGCCGACTGGGGTGATGCTGGCTGTGTGCACAAACATAACATCAAACAGCTAACGTTGCGTCTGGACCATCCGAACATGTATTCGTGCTCGGCCTTCCACGGCTGCGTACTCAACGAGAAACGCGCCATGGTCGAACGACACATGATTCAACAGACACCAACAACACCCTCTATGCTTATGTTCATTGCTTCCATCTTCTCCGTCCTTTGTCGGGAATTCCCTTTACCAGGCGTTCCCTTAGTTCCGTACTCGCGCAAGCAGGTCATTGATGAGCTGCCAGCCTCAAAACGACAGCTTGCGCAAAATGGGTACGCTGAGCTTGACAACAAGGGTTGGGGTAGTTGGGCTTCGAGGATCTCCGCTTTCATCAAGTATGAATCTGGCGAGTTGGATATCAAAGATCCTCCGGAGGGCAAGGCGCCTCGCCTTATCCAACACCGACATCCGGGATACTGCTACACATTAGCACAGTATCTGAAGCCGCTTGAACATTTCCTGTTCTCACGACGTTTTGGCGTCAAGCAACGGTTGCCCTGGATAACAAAGGGTATGAATTCCTGGCAAGTCGGTGCCAGGCTCGCAGCAATGGATCGTTGGAGTGATACCGTGTTCATTGAGTTGGATCACAGTCGCTTCGACAGTACGTTGCGCCTGGAGCTCCGTGATATGGAGTTTCGCTTTTATCGGCGATTCTTCCCCGGTGACTCTTGGCTGCGAGAATTGTTGCAAGAACAGAGGCATAACACAGGTAGGACCCGAAACGACATCCGGTACACGGTTACTGGGACGATGATGTCCGGTGAATACAATACCTCACTTGGGGATAGTATCATCAACTACGGGGCACTTCGTTACTGGGCCGGCCCCGAGGCCGACATAATCGTAAATGGCGATGACAGTGTTGTCGCCGTACCTCGTCGTGTGTTTGAGCGCCTTGATTTTGGCTGGTTCACACAGATCGGGTTTAACACGAAGTACGATGTCCGTTATTCCATCTACGACGTATCGTACTGCCAATGCAAGCCAATTCGCATTGGAGGTCGCTGGCGCATGGTCCGCGACCCGTGGCGTGTGATGAGTCGTAGCGCTCACACGTGTAAGAACTATCCTACCTCCCAACTCTACACCGAACTTTGCCATGCCAAAGGCCTCGGTGAACTTAGCTGCAACAACGGGGTGCCGGTACTGCAAGCCTTCGCACTGAGGATGATCGCGTGCAATCCGCGATTTTCACAGAAAGCGTTGGACCGGTTTATGGCTGAAAATCGCCGGTGCGAGACTATCACGCACAACCCCGCTCCCGTAACCGCTCAGGCACGGTCGGATTTTGAGCTTGCTTTCGGCATAACACCTGCCGACCAGGTACGCCTTGAAGCGTCGCTTGCGACTGCCCCTCTCGGCTGCCTTCTCTAGTGGTTTCACCACCATCACTGCCCCTCTAACAATAGTGATGCCTTATT